GCTCCACCGCTGATCAAGCGGCAGAGCTAAAGCTGGACATCCTGTCCAATCCACAACTACCTTGAAACCACTATGGAAAAACGAATTGAATATCCTCCGAAGATCTACCCAGCGTATCGTCGTCATTATGACGTGAATGGCTGGGGCGATCCTGATCCCTCACTATCGATTGAAGCGAATTATTCCGTCTCAGGAAGTGACATTATCGAGCACGGTCCTAACATCCCTGATTGGTATCAGAGGATTAAGACCGGCCGTGATGCCACAACCTATTTGTACGGTCGCTCTCAGACGATGAAGGTCAGCCAATGGGGCCATGTATTATTCCGATGGTATTCGGATTATGGACCCACAGTGAAGAGGAGAATTGGCATGGTGCAGGGGGCTATTGCCTACCTGCCTATGCCTAAATATCGTTCTGCCGACGTGGCGTTAGAGGCAAGAGTGGACGCCGAGGCCTTGGGTAATTTCATGAAGTCCGTGCAAAACAGCCAAACGGCATTAGCCGGAGGTACTGTGCTCGGGGAGCTTCGAGAAACTATTGCCATGGTGAAGAGTCCGGTTCGATCATTGCGACGAGGGATGAGGGACTATTTGGACAAAATACGTAAAGTCCAATCTAAAGTCCGTACACCCGAAGCCGCTTCTAAGGTCGTATCTGACACCTACCTCGAGTATGCTTTCGGCTGGCGGCCCCTTATATCCGATATTCAGGATGGGGTCCAAGCTTTAAGCGACTTGTCCAAGGATTTGCATCCTTGGCACAATGTCTCGGGAACTGCCTCAGATGAGGTCGTTTCTCGGATACGTTATCCTGACGCCAATGTAGGCTACGTGCGCTTTAAGTGCCCGTATGCTGAAATTCGGCGTTTTGAGGTGAAATATCGAGGTCAGGTTTCCGGGGAAACAAATCAGTTTTTGGCGGACGCAAGGACCTTCGGCTTTACGCCGTGGGAAATCGCGCCAACCATCTACCAACTGTTACCCTGGAGCTTCTTGGTTGACTATTTTTCCAATCTTGGGACTATAGTTACAGCTGCAAGTTACGCAAGTTCCGGAATCAATTGGGTTAACCGAACATACTGTCGGGAGTCGATTAATCGATCACTCGGCGGTTATTCGTACCTTTTTGATAGTTCCATTATATATGGAATCCGGTTCGAGCGTTTCAAGCAGTACAAGGCCGAAACTAAATCGCGAGAGGTAGAACGCGCGCCGTACACTGGCTCACTTGTTCCACGCCTTCACGTCAGTTTACCTGACGCTGATAGCGTGAAGTGGGTTAACGTAGCGGCGCTAATTCGATCCACGAGCGACATAGCGAGTTCCTGGAGGTTCTAGCATGAGCACAAGATATGCGACTGTAAGGGTAAAGGTTCCAACGGCGTTCGGTGAAACCGAAGTCTCCCTCGTAATTAAATATGAGGTTTTGACTATCGGCGCCGATGCGTCATTGTTACCATTTCAAATACCCTCGATGTCAAACATCGAAGATGCTCTTCGCAAGAGTCCGGGAGCCCATTTTTCAACCGTTTAATTGATTGGAGTATAGCTCCGTGAGTTGGAATCCCACTTCGCCCCTACCCGGGGCCACGCAAACAGGTTTCACTTCCCCGACGTATACCTTGTCGGAAGATGTGGCACCAGACGTTAACATGATCCAGCATGCGGTTACCGCCCTTGGCGGAACGCAGCCGGCTGAAGTCGACGTCAACAGTGTTGCGCGTCCGTTCACCATCACGATTGTGCGCCCGAAGACTTTTCGTCTCTTGGGTCAACCCAATCCTGTGACTGGTGTTGTGTCTAACGTCCAGATGAATCGGTGGAAGGTTATTACCCGTAAGGGTGTTACCCCACTTTCCGGTCAATCGAGTAAGACTATGCTGATCACCACGATTATCGAGGTGCCAGCTGGGTCCGACTCGGGTGACCCGGATAATCTCCGGGCGGCACTTTCCGCACATATTGGAGCTCTAGATGATCAGAGCGCCAACCTTGGCGACAGCCTGGAGAGCGGCGTCATATGACATCGCTCGCAAAGACTGTGCTTGGGCTTCTCCTCGCCGCTTCAGTCTCAATCACGGTTACAAACTGTGAAATGAAGGCTGTTGGCGTGGAAGGTAGTTCGGAACAAACTGTGCAGTAGACACATGAGGAATGCGTTATGGAATGTAGACCTGACGTTCTTTTTTCACACCTTCAGGATGATTTGGCCGAGATGGTGCCAGGTTTTGACCTGGTTCCTTCAGAGCAGCATACTGATCCCGTCTCGTACGCAGCGAAGGACCTTTCAGACAACATCTTCTCAAAATATCGAGTTGATAAGTCGCCTTTGGCCGACGCGAACGCGTTAGAGAAGTTCAAAGCCGTTAACCAACGGACAGAGAACTGGGAACTGCATGCTTCGGACTCACTCGACGAGATCCTTATCGGGGAATTTAAAACCTCCTTAGATAAGTTCTGGCATCGAAATGGGGATCCCTTGGTTGGCTCGCTTTACGATCTTTTGGATCGAGCGCGAGTTGGCCCTGGGTCTTCTATCGATGCACGTGGTGGGGACCTCTATACAAAGATGTTCTCTTCGCCGTTGACGTCCACAAACAGCCTACTGTACGAAACGTACTGTAGCTATATTGCACAAGATCCCGACTGGAGCGACGCGGAAAATATCCGCTCCGCTAAATTCGGTGATGTGCGTATGGTTGAAGGTAGCCGTTTATCGTTCGCGTTCAAGAAATGTGACATTAGCCGGTTAATCTGCACAGTTCCCTCGCTGAATATGTTTTATCAGTTGGGGATGGCAGCTATCTTGGAAGATCGTATTCGGGAAGTTTGGAATATTTCCCTAGACGATCAACCGGATGTGAACCGACTATTAGCTCAGATAGGATCAAGAGATGGGTCTTTCGGAACGATCGACCTTAGCTCCGCATCCGATTCAGTTGGCATGCCACTTCTTCGTGCCTGTGCACCTCGCACCATGTGCGATGTACTCGACTCGATACGTTGTGGCCAGCTTATGCTGAGTGATTCCGAGCTACTTAGGATGGCAACCGTCGGGACTATGGGGGAAGGTTTTACTTTCCCTCTCCAGATGATTGTTTTCCTTTGTGTCATTACCGCCGTTTATCGATATCTCGGGGTTAAGCTTCAACGCAATTCGCGTGCACATGGTGTGCGTAGAAAAGCTAGAGCTGGCTTCCGATTACTCGATGATGTTGCGGAAGATGTTCTTTCCGCTCCATTACCTGGCAACTTTGGGTGCTTCGGAGACGACCTCATTGTGAGAACGGAAACGTACTCATATGTGGTTCGGCTACTGAACCTCCTGGGTTTTCAGGTGAACGACGATAAGTCCTTTGTTGAAGGACCTTTTCGCGAGTCCTGTGGGGCCGATTATTTCAATGGCCGTAATGTGCGAGCTGTGCGTTTAAAAGCGCTGGCAAGCATGCAGGACCGATATGTTGCTATCAACTCCCTTGCTGAATGGACGGCACGTACGGGTATTCCTTTACCAAGAACTACTCAGTACCTCTGCGAGACCGTGAAAAAGGTTTTTATTCCTCTACACGAGAACGCAGATGCCGGCATCCGGTGTCCAAGATCGATAGCGAAGCCTCCGAAAGCGAGGGACGACAAGGGTCGTCCCGTTTCTGGATGTTGGTATTACCAGAAATATGAATCTCGCTCAAAGAAGCTAAGCATACTCGAAAACTGGATTCGGTCACCGAGAGGGGTCAAGCCTCGTATGTGGAACCCGCCAGGGTTGCATATATGTGTTTTGGCAGGCAACATAGTTAATCATACCATCGGTGTCAGGCTAGATGCCGTTCGGTATGACGCGACGTGGGGTGTTAGCTCCCGATGGGACTACACTCCTACGGATAGCAATCCATTGCTAACCAATCAGCTAGACCTTGCTTCGGCGACCAGGATAAATTTCCTTGGTCTTGGAAGCTGATTCATGGACTAGCTACCTCTGCGGCATGTTGCCGTAGGGGAACCCCCTGAGAATGCAAACGCATATCTCTT